TTTCAAGCTCTGAAAATAAATCCATCATTTTTTCCCACTCAAATGTAGATTCATTTAATTTAGCTATTGCTTTTGCGACAACATAAAATGCTTCTTCATCGAGTAAAATTCCACGTGGTTTTGGTTCAGGCAAAGTCAGTTGTTGTGGTTGGTTTGTTTCTCTATCAAGAATATCCAGTACCCATTTTCTGAACTCTTTAGCAATAGGAGTTCTAGCAAACATTGCGATTAAATGAGCACCACGTAAAGAAAATATTCGTACTTCTTTTTCTGAATTGCCATTACCAAAACCCTTAGTGGTCAATTTGACCACCGAGGTCATATCTGGGGTAAATTCATCTTCATTACGGTTGTAGATTTTTGAAATTGCTCTTACGTCGGCATATTGTAATGCCTTGGCTAAGTCACTTGCTGAAATGTAAGTTTGGTTATTACGTTGGATCGTTGCTAAAGCAGTGTTTTGAAAAGTTAATTTAGACATTTTTTATTCCTAGTATTTAGTTAGTAATTCGATCACTTAGTAGGTGATCGGGCTTCAACTACCGTACTAGTCGGCGGTGCTTATTCCCCGAAGGTATTGTATTAGGCACTCTAGACCCGATCATAACATATCGAATTACACCTAAATTTTAGGCATAAAAAAACCGCATTTGGACGGGCGGATAACCGTCTAGTAAAGTAGTGCGGTTATCTTATCCGTTATTGGCGGTTTTTGTCAATAGGAAACCCTGCGATAAGCATGGGTTTAGTTTATTTATCTTCTTTTTTATTTTTTTCAGGGGATAATTTTTCAAATAAAAATTCAAAAGGAGAATTTTTAACATTTTTATCGAATAAGCGAACAGGGTTATCTCCCATATTTCTAACAGATAGCTCTAATAAAAGTTTTTTCAAATCTCGCTCTTCTAGTTCATCAACTTTGCGTTGATAGCCTTCAAATGCTGTAGCAACGGCTGCTTTATAGGCGTATTCTTCTTGTACTCTGACTAAATGATTATTGCGTTGAGTATTCGTCCAGATTAGCCAAATAAGTGGTAGGGATAATGGTAAACGAGATATAAATCGTACATAATCAAACCCAATATAAAATTCAAAATATAAGAGACCACCAATTCCTAGAAATAAAATTATTAATCCCCAGTTTCGCCACTTTGCCGAAGATTCTATTGGAGCATTTAGTTCTTTTTTTCTATCTAAGAATGATTTAGCCATACTTGCCATATTGGCTAATCCTAAAATATCTTTTATTTTTTCTTTTTCAGTTTCTAGCTCATTCAGCAAATTATTTAATTCTGTTGATTTTTTATCTTTAATCTCATCTATTTCAACTTTTAAATTCTCAATTTCTTTTTCTTTTGACTTTATAGATGAAATCAAGTCATCATACATATTTTTTTGATCTATATAATCAGTTTTTGCTGTGTTATATTCAGATTCTATATTGGTAATAGTGCTACTTGAAGTTGAGGCATTTCTATACATTGTTTCAATTGAACTAGCATTCGCTTGTGCATTACCGAGAGATGTTTGAATAGATGTTAATTTACTGGAAAAATCAGCATCTTTTTTGTTAAATTCTGCATCGAACTCTGCTATTTTTTTGTTAAATGAATCATCCAACTTTCCTACTAATTCTTTAACTAATGGTGAATTTTCCACAAAGGCAGCGTGTAACCTCTCAACTATAGAATATAGTTCAATAAACTCACTAAGATGATTTTCTAAATTAATTTTTTCTTCGTTAGAACTTATTCCATTTTTTATACTATTTAGGATAGGAGTTATTTCTTTATGTTCATATGTCCTGATAATGGACGAGTTGATTGCAGATAAATCTTCTAATTTAGATATAGTATTATCAAATAATTTAGTTAAATATTCATCTGTTTGATTTTTAACTACAATTACTTTTAGTTCTTTTGCAAGCTGAACAGCGTCCATTAATAATGTCCTTTGAGTAAGATTAAATTTGCATATTCTACCAAGTTACTCTCTTAAATTCTCCTGTTTTTTTATCCATTCGATAATAGTGCCAGAACGCCATTTTGAACTGAGACAGTTATTTTCTTTGATGACAGGGATAGGAAAATCAGCTGTGGAAGCTATTTTTGTTATAAAATCAGATAGTGATATTTGCATGAATTGGCAAATATCGTGTCCATTCCAAAGCTCATTTGAGTTTTCATTAATATAAGCAAATCTGATATTTTTATTCTGAACAATAACCGATAAAATTTCTTCAATTTTACCTAATCTTTCTATTATTTCTTTTGTCATTTCCATTTTTTATCCCTTTAGCGCTTTTAGCGATGTTAAAAACTGCGGAATATATTCATCAAATGCTTTCATTAGATTTTCGTCTCTAGTTGCTGTGTGCAAGTAAAGCGTTTGCTTTTTGTATTCTGGACAATAACTAACAAAATCCCACGATTTATAACCCGTGACCCACATCGCTACTTGAACTTGAATGATGTATTCAGATGGTACGCCACCTTCAAGAATGTACTTAATATGCGTTTTCATCTTCGGACACTTGATTTCTAAGCCTTTTTGGCGGCTCAAAATTAAGCCGTCAGGACTTATCATCAGCTCTTTTTTCTCATTGAGAAAAACACCACCGACTTGAGTTACATCATGACCTGTTTCAAATTCATAAGCCATGCGTGCTAGTGGCTCAAGCTCGTTTCCTCGCTCCATATGTTGTGATTTAAAGCCTTCGGTTACACCCTCAATGCTTTCTGCGACAAGTTCAGCAAGATAGGAAACCCAACCTCCAGACTTCTGTCCGTTTGGAGTTACTATATTTTTAATTCCCGTGGCAGTAGGAATACCTAGCCTTGCGACTAGCCATTCCTCTGTGCCTTGCTCGCAATCGAGCGTTATCAAGTTATCAATCAAGCGGAATTTCCTCATCTACATAATTTTCTGTAACATTAGCTGATTGTTCATCAAGACGTTGATTTAACGTCTTGATAAAGTGTTCTGCTTTTTCTTTCGGCAGTTGTTCAAGAGTACTAACGCCATAATACGCAAAGGCTTTCACTGTATTTGTGTTAGTTAGTTGAATTAGCTTTTGTAATTGACTGATTTGCTCAGAAGTCACCAACTCAGTTGCTTGAACATCTATTAGATTCGGCTTTGGTGTGATGTTAATTGGCTCTTTATCATTTTCAACTATACGCTCCGCTTCATCCGGGTCATAAATTCCAGTGAATCCAAAAGCAAGTCTTGCGCACTGAATCATCGCTTTGTGTCGCAGCATTCGTTTTGGATGAGATTTCCAAGGCTGTGTGTTGCGCTGACATTCAACCATGTATTCAGTAACTACAATTGGGCGAGTGCGATCTTTGCGGTAAATAGTACAAGTACAGCTATTACCTTCTCCAAACACAAACTCAATACCGTCAAATTGCGGATGCTCGTTCATAATTCGAGACCAGCCATCAACCCCAACAATTGGTACAATTCCGCCATTATTTGGAAATGCGTAAATTTCATTAGTCCACGGATTTAAACCATGTTGATTTGCAACAACTAAAAGTGCAGTCATCTGTTCTGGTGTAACATCTTGCCCACGGAAAGCTGTTGCCATTAAAGTTTGTGGGAGATTTTCGCTAGAACCCATTTCAAAGCGTTCTGCTAATTTATTCGTTAAATTTTGTAATGCTGTTGCCATTTTTCTTTCCTACTTAATTTTTGTTAGTTGAACTTGATCGCCATATTTCGCTTTAATTTCTCTTGCGAAAGCAACCGCTTCATTTGTCGTGCCGGTAAAAGGAATTTTCACTAAAAACTCAAAAACAGGCTCATTTGTTCTAGTGGTGGATTCTTGCGTTTTTTCTACCGCACTTTTCACGCTTGACTGCTTTTCTTGCGCTTGAATAGTCTCAATATTGGCTTGTGCTTTAGCTTGTGCTTCTGCTTCTCGCTTTTCTTCCTCTGCGATACGTTCTGAAATAATTGGTGCTAAATCTTGCTCACCGCTAATGAGTGATTGCCAATCTTTAAATAGATGTTCGTAATGAATTGGGATCATCTTTCTGCGTTCAGCAATGCGAGCACCTTCAGATGAAATTTCACTAATAATTAAAGTCTTCTCTGCATTTACAGCTTTTTCTAGCGTTGCAATCGTACTTCTGCGTTTTGTTGCTTCTTCTAACTGTAACCAACCATTTAAAATGAGAAAAAAAGAGGAATAGAGATTTGGTGGGAAAATTTGGGATAAAGT